TGGGTCAAGAGAAGTTATAGTTGTATTGTAATGTCCAAACAACATTAACTCCAAATGATTAAAGTTGTCTTTTTTAGTGAATCTGGCTGCACGAATGTAATTAGGTTCAATTTTAGCGTTCTGATTCGGATCAAAGAATATATTATGCACACCATAATTAGTTGAGTCTTCAACTAGTTTATCGTAGCTTCCAAAGAAATGCGTTGACGCAAATGGTTTGCCATCTGCATATGTGCCAACAACTGGAAAAAATCTTTCAAAAAATAAAAAAAACTTAGATTTTGAACATGCTCTTTGTGCCATTGCTTCAATTGCTTTATGTGGCATTAGACCTGTTGATATGAACGGTGTTGTCAATGTTATTTTTGGATCTTCTATCATCAAATCATTTTTTGACATTTCACTAAACATAGATTTAACTGCACTTGCAAGAGATGTGTTCTTATAACTCTTAAACAGATTCTTCTTCATTGAGTTCACAAAACTTCTAGATGAAAAGTATAGTGCATATCTCGAACCAAGAGTTTCCATATTGATTGTGTGTGCGCCAATCTTATTGACAATGAAATCTTCACGCCAAAGCAATATCTCATTTGTGATTGGCTTCGATAGCTTTATAATTAGTCGTTCACCGCCTTGCAGTTGGAATTTTTCTATACCACCACCAATGTCAGTTAATATAACTGCACCGATTACAGAAGACGAAAACACATTCTCATCAATTTCTAAACTTTCAAATGCTTCAAGTAATGAGATTTTTAAATTTTGTCTTGTTATGATTGAAATTTCATTGATAATGAAAGTTCCGCCAATGTTGCTACGAACAGCGTCTTTTGTGTTCAGCGTTAACTCTGCGGTTTCAAACCCTATATCATCCGAAGTTCTTCCGAACGGATTAGGTAAATTGTAATATTCTGAAGTTGCCATATATTATATAATAGGTTTGCTTAGAATTGATCTTAAGCCAGATTCAACTGAATTAATTGCGCTTCTATTTAAAATTTTGATTCTAGACTTGTTTACGTTTAATCTTAATTCATACTCATAAACTGTTTCTGCGCTTCTGTTGTTTGTTGCTAAACTTGTGTATTCTATTACATCAATTATATTTCCGCCAGCATCGTAGTAATACTTTGTTGTTGACATTGCGTTCTGTAGGCTACCATACTTGTATATGATATATTCTTTAAATGCCTCGGAGTTTCTTGGCCAATCATCATATATGCTATGCACGTTGTTAGTCAACATGATGATCCAATCATATCCTGGATCTTCATAAAATTTATACGAAATGAAGTCTGGACTTTCTCCATCACCAACGATATACGGCGTGTATGAAATTCCTTTGTATTGCGTGAGATAGTCTTTTATTTTAGTGACTACATTAATATCAATTGCTTTTAGAAAATTGTAGTCATCTACTTTATATGCAATTTTAGGGTAGTATGTGAATATGCTCATATTAGAAAATTGTTCTTGTTGAGTTACTATGGTCAGTATATACTGCACCATCTGTTGGCAATGAGGTTTCTCTCAAACTGATATTTAATGTAACTTCTGATGGATAAAATTTTCCTCCAGTAGCACCTTCAGGACTAAAAAATACCATTTTATTTTGTCCACCATAATCGACTTGCACATTCTCTATGACACAATATTCACTAGAAAAAACTTGAGTTAAAAAGGTATCAGTACCACCAGGAGATTTTTGTAAAACGATTTCAAATCTGCACATATCTGGATATCCAAAACTAAAGTTACTCACAGATGATCTTTGTCCTTGGTCTAGTGCTACTGCTCCGTTGTTACCACCACCAAATAAATTTTCAATTTCCGTTTGAGTAAAGCCTGTAGGAGTTTGTGTTTCTTCTCCAGCTTTTGGTGGAGGTTGATCCGCCTGCTGATTTACCGTATTATTGGGATCGGTGGCCGCAATTGTTAAATTATCTCCTGCACCTTTTGGTGATGATGCAATTCTGAATGACTGAATAATCTGCACCATTTTTTCAGCCTCCTGCATACTTGTGGGCTTCATTGTAAATGGCAATGTAAATCTTCTGAAAGTTGGACCTTGATAAATTAACTGTTGAAATGTATTTAAGACCTTTCTTGTCATAAATTCATATTGCGCTTTGCCTGACAAACCAGCAGACGAAAGAAAACCTACACCACCGGCGGCCGCACTTTGTAGTTGTTTGTATACTGCATCCAATCCACCTTTAACTGCATTAGCTGTGATTCCTGTAACCGATCCTGTTGAATCCGGTTGACCAAAAATCGATTGTGTTTCTTGATATCCATTAGATAATGCACTTTGAAACGATCCTCCCATGCGTATAAATACGATTGGACCTCTTGCTGTTGTTCCTAGTGGATCAAAAAATTGAAATCTGGCCATTGGTGTAACAAATCCAGAATGGCCATAATCCGCTCCGAAAATTAATTGTGTGCCGCTGCCGACAGGATACTGCGCCGCACTCCTATTCGTTTCAAACGGACCTATTGCTATTGTCATTGTTTTTTCCTTAAACTAATCATTATTCTATTTATGTCATACAAAGGTAAATTTAAGCCTAAAAACTATCAAAAGTACAAAGGTAACCCAACAAATATTGTATATCGTAGTTTGTTAGAAAGAAGATTCATGGTATATTGCGATGAAACTGCATCTATACTTGAATGGTCATCTGAAGAAGTTGTTGTGCCTTATGTGTCTCCAATCGACAATCGATATCACAGATACTTTGTTGACTTCTGGATGAAATACAAGGACAAGAACGGAGATATAAAATCTGTTTTGATTGAAGTTAAGCCAGACATACAAACACGCCCGCCTGTTAGAAAAAACACACCCAACGGCAAACCAACTAGACGTTTTCTAAATGAAGTGATGACATGGGGTGTTAATCAAGCAAAATGGAAAGCGGCAACAGAATACTCAAAAGATAGAAATTGGGAATTTAAAATCATAACCGACAAAGATTTGAGATAAATAGAAGTATGATATTCGATAACATACTCATTCAAGGCGCACGCCAAGGCATCGTTCCTGCAAAAACTGTAGCGGCGAGGGATTGGTACAGGCAAGCGGCAGGTAAATTAATGAAAAACATAACTCCTGGTTTGTTTGATAAAAGAACCGACTCTGCAAGAAAAGTATCTACTATGGAATATGGGTACATGTACGCATTCAGGTACGACCCAAAGATGAAAAAAGAGTTGCCTTACTACGATACGTTTCCTTTAATCTTTCCAGTAAAGCTGGAATCAGATGGATTCTTAGGAATCAACTTTCACTATTTGCCTCCAGTGTTACGTGCAAAGCTAATGAATGCATTGTACTCGACATTGACAAATAAAAAATATGATGATTCAACAAGAGTGAAAATTTCATATTCTATTCTACAGTCGGCATCTAAGTACAGATACTTTAAACCGATGCTAAAAAAATATCTAAGAAGTCATGTGCGTTCACAATTCTTAGAGATACAAGTAAACGAATGGGATATTGCTATTTTTCTACCAACAGAGTCTTTCAGAAAAGCAGACACAGGACGTGTTTGGGAAGAGTCTCGCAAACAATTAGGAAAGTCATAAGATGGCAACAACTCTACCCACAGTTACAGTAACAGGCACTCGTATCGGACAAGATTACTCAATATCAAATTTACGTGCAAAAGTTGGTACTATTGCTAGGCCAAATAATTTTTTAGTGTCGTTGGATTGTCCAAGTTTCACGCAAGGTGGTAGTATTAGAGGCGATAAGCCCAATCAATATGATATAGAACCAACTTTTGAATTTAGATGCGAAAGAGCCGAATTGCCAGGAAGAACAGTTGCAACTTCAGAAGACATGGGGTCCGGTCCAACAATCAAACTCGGTTATGATATGACGTACAACGACATTCAATTGTCTGTTATTTGCGCCACCGATATGAAAGAGCGAAAATTCTTTGAAAAGTGGATGGACTATATCATAAAACCTTTTGGTTCACCAGATGCGGGAACAGTTGCATACTACAACGATTATGCAAAAGGCAATACACTTTCAGTCGCTCAACTTGATGATTTTGGTAGAGTGGTCTTGAGATATACCTGCACGGATGTATATCCGATTGCACTCACACCTATGAATGCAACTTGGGAAGAAACTAACACTTATCAGCGATTTGGCGTAACGATTGCGTATAGATATCATACGTTTGCGTAAACATTTTTAATATAACTACTGGAGAAACACTATGGCTTTACCAAAAATTAATAACCCAATATTTGAATTGACTTTACCATCAACAGGTGCAAATATCAAATACAGACCATTCTTAGTGAAAGAACAAAAGATTCTTTTACTTGCTATGGAATCACAAGATCAAAAATCAGTACTGACAGCAATTAAACAAATTGTCAATAACTGCGCTATTGATAAAATAGACACGGATAAAATTCCAACATTCGACTTAGAATATTTCTTTATTAGATTGAGAGCGAAATCCATTGGAGAAACAATCGATTTAAAATTGCGCCACCCAACTGGATACAATTCTGATGTTCAAGAGTGTGACGGAATTACTGACGGAAAATTAAATTTGTTGGATATTGAAGTTGTGAAAGAAGAAGATCATACGGACAAAATTGTTCTTGATGAAGAAACTGGAATTGGAATTAAATTAAAATATCCTAACGTCAACATGGCGATAGATGCTGGTTCAAACATTGAAGACAAGCATCAAATGGACTTAGCAACAGATGCAATTATCAACAGTATTGAGTACATCTTTGATAAAGAAAATGTATTCAAGAAAGAAGATTATACAAAGAAAGAGTTGTTAGAGTTCATTGAAAACTTAAATCAAGAACAATACTTGAAACTGACAAAGTTCTTTGAGTTGATGCCTAAGTTAAAACACAAAGTAGAGTGGAAGTGTCAGAAATGCGGATGCAGAGATGAAATTACTATGGAAGGTCTGCAAAGTTTTTTCGGATTCTGATAGGAGGTGAAAGCCTAGCTACCTACTATCAAACGAATTTTTCTCTAATGCAACATCATAAATATGACTTGGAAACATTAGAGAATATGATACCCTTTGAACGTGAATTGTACATAATGCTATTATCTCAGCATATTGAGAATATAAATGAACAACAAAAATTACAAGCACAACAAAGAGGAAGAAGATAAATGGCTACGCAAAAAGAATACGAAAAAATGAGTGAGAGCGACAAGAAAAAAGAAGATTGGATGAATGCAAAATGGCGTCCAGCTATGGGTTGGATTTACATGATAACATGTATTACCGACTTCATTCTCTTTCCGATTCTCTGGTCCATATTACAAGCGTCACTAAAACAACCAGTGACTGCTTGGCAGCCAATCACACTACAAGGTGCAGGGTTATTTCATTTGTCTATGGGTGCTATTATTGGTATTGCCGCATTTGGTCGTACACAAGAAAAACTAGCAGGAGCAAATAATGGCGGAATGCAACCAATCGGACAAAGTGTCACAACAACATACGGCTCTTCGTCAGCAGGCGGCTTTGGCTCGTCACCAAGTAGCTTTGGCGGAAATACAGGCTTTGGAGCGCCAGCGGCTGGGTTTGGTGCAACATCAAAACCAGCAACAGGAAAATCAGCACGATTTGCAGAAGCCGATCCAGACTCTGTATTCGACAGAGGATAATTAATATATGGCAACAGTAGGATACGCAAGCGCACTCGGTAGTATCGCAAAAGATGCGATTAGTGGTGCCGGAAAAGGATTCGTTGGTGGCTTAAAAGGCGCAATGATGACTGAGGCACCAGGTCTTACTGGTACCTATGCTTTTGGACAAGAATTACGCAAACGTGCGAATGCACCTAAGGTGTCAACAAGCGGAACATCTACTCCTAGAGCATCATCCACTTCTGCAATGGGTGGATTTGGCGCAAGCGTTGCAATGGTTGCTAGCCAATCACAAGGCAATGTTATTAATCTTGAACAAGTCAGACAGCTAAGACAATTAAACAGCAATGTTGTTAATCAGTCTAAACTTATCTTAGCGCAAATCAACGATACGAAAAGAAAAGATTTATTTGCAGAGGAAACTGCAAATGAACAAGCATTGCGTGACGATAAACTTTTAAATGCAATCGAAAGACTTGGTGGTGGTAGAGGTGGTAGAGGTGGCGCTGGAGGTGGCGGCGATGGCGGTGGAGACGATGGAAGTTTAATCGCTGGAGCCATTGGCGCATATGCGTTAAGAAAACTCGTATTTAGTATAGTTCGTGCTATAGCAATGACTCCACAGGGTCGTATTGCAACAGGTGTTGTTTTAGGTGGCATGGCCGTTAGTAATGCGCTTGCTAACGAAGGAAGACCAGCAAAAACACCTGCACAAACTAAAACTGAATATGATAATTTAGTTAAGCGTCAGGCGGCACTAGACGAAGCCGCCAAAAAAGAATATAAACCATCGGCGACAGGTGCTGGTCAATCGGCAAAATATCAACAGATAATGGCCGAGAAGAGAAAAGTAGATGAGCAGGTAAAG